CACGTTCGTCGACTCTGCGGGGGCCGCGCACTACGTCTACACGATTCCGCTGATCCCGGCGGCGCAGCAGTTCACCATCTCGCTCGCGGGCGAGACCTACGGCGTGAAGCTGCAGTGGTGCGCGCCGGCCGCCTGCTGGACGGTGGAGATCAGCGACGCGAACGGCGACCTCCTGGTCGGCGGCGTGCCGCTGGTCACGGGCGCGGACCTACTGGAGCAGTTCGGGTATCTCGGGATCGGAGGATCGCTGCTGGTCCAGAGCACCAACGACCCCGACGAAGTGCCGAGCTACGCCTCGCTCGGGACCACGGGCAACGTGTTCTTCGCGACGCCGCCGCTGTCGTCATGACCAATCAATTCATCCGGAAGTGCTCGCTGATCATCTACAAGAACACGGCGATCGGCGCCGCATCGCCTTCTGGCGGCGGCACCGGCCAGCCCGGTAGTCCGCTCGTGGTCTCGGCCGCATCGCCCGCGTCCGCGCAGAACGGCATCGACCTGTCGCAGTTCCGCATCCAGTTCAGCGTCGCTGCGATGGATACGGACGCGCCGCCGACGGCGCGCATCCGCGTGTTCAACCTCGCCAAGTCGACGGTCCAGAAAATCCAGAACGAGTTCCAGAACGTCACGCTGCAGGCCGGCTACCAGAACGGCAACTTCGGCGTGATCTTTCAGGGGTCGATCGTTCGGGTGCGCGCCGGGCGGCTCCCCAACGCGGTCGACTCGTTCGTCGACATCATGGCGTCCAACTGGGACGCCTACTACAACTTCGCGATGGTGTCCGCGACGCTCAAGGCAGGCGCCAATCCGCAGGCCGTGGTCGACGCCGTGCAGAGCGGCGTCAACAACACGCCGGTCGCGACCGACAAGGCGCTCCAGGGGAACCCGAATGCGCTCGCGGCGCAGTTCAAGTTCGGGTACATCCCGGACAGCTTCAAGTCAGGCGGCACGCTGCCGCGCGGCAAGGTGATGTTCGGGCTGGCGCGGCAGTACATCACCAGGCTCGCCGAGAGCCAGAACTGCGTGTGGTCCATCGGTCCGGACGGCAAGGTCAATATCACGAAGAAGGACGGCGTGCTCCCCGGCAAGGCCGTCGTGCTGACGTCGCAGACCGGGATGATCGGCGTGCCGGAGGCGACCCAGCAGGGGATCGAGGTCAAGTCGCTGCTCAATCCGCTGGTGCAGTGCGGCACCCAGCTCAAGATCGACAACGCCTCGATCACGACGACGGCGAACAAGGCGATGCTGGGCTACCCGTCGATCGGAAGCCTGGCGTTCTTCGCCAACACCAACGCCGACGGCAACTACCGCGCGATCGTAGTCGAGCACGCAGGCGACACGCGGAGCCCGGCCGACGAGGGTTGGGTCACGAGCATCACGGCTCTGAGCCTGGACCCGAGCAGCGGCAAGGTGCAGAACTACGGCTGGAAGGGGACGGCGCCCAGTGGATAGACGCGAGCGCATGAACGACCCCCTGGTCGCGATCAGGGCGGCGCTCGACGGCCTCGAGGCCAACATCTGGACCGCGCTGCCCGCCGTCGTGGTCGACGATGGTTTCAGCGCGTCGAAGGTCACGGTGTCGGCACAGCCCACCGTCATGGCGCAGATCCGGGCGCCGACCGCCCAGAACTGGACCGACGTGGCGCTGCCGAAGTGCGTCGACTGCCCGGTGATATTCCCGGGAGGCGGCGCGACGGTGCTGACGTTTCCGATCGCGGTCGGCGATGAGGGGCTCCTGGTGTTCGCGTCGCGGTGCATCGATTCCTGGTGGCAGAACGGAGCGGGGAGCAGCGGGGCGCAGCCGCAGGCCGAGCTCCGGATGCACGACCTGTCGGACGGCTTCTTCATCCCGCTGTGCTTCTCCAACCCGAAGGTGCCACCGAGAATCAGCACGACCACCGCGCAGCTGCGCAGCATGGACGGCAGCACCTACGTCGAGCTCGACCCCTCCGGTCAGATCGTCAATATCGTGGCGCCGGGGGGTGTCAAGATAACCGCCCCGAACACCGAGATCACCGGAACGTTGAAGATCGATATGCTGGAGACCGGGGAGGACGGGCTGAACGTGGTCGGCAACATCAGCGCCACCGGCGAGGTCACGGGCAATGGCATCCCGCTCAGCACGCACACCCACCCGGTGTCCGATGCCCCTGGCGAGACGGGACCGCCGGAGGCGTAGATGAGGTACCGAATGCTCGACGCCGTCGGCGACTACACGTTCGGTCAGGGCAGCGCGAACTTCTGGATCGACGACCCGCAGGGAGTGGCACAGTCGGTCATCACGAGGCTGGAGCTGTGGACCGGGGAGTGGTTCCTCGACAAGACCGTCGGCACACCGTACGCGCAGCAGATCCTCGGATACGGGACGAAGAACCTATACGACATGGCGCTCAGGACGCGGATACTCGGGACCAGCGGTGTCACCGCGCTCCTGTCGTACGCCAGCGAGGAGGACCCCGACACGCGCTTGCTGACCATAACCGACGCGCTGGTCCAGACCCTCTACAGCGCGACCCCCGTCCAGCTCGCGCCGGTGGTGTTATAGCGTGGCCACGCTCGCCGCCCAGGTCAGCGCGACCGGCATCTCGGCTCCGGACTACGCCGACATCTACGCCCAACTGCAGAGCCTGTACTGGCAGATCTACGGCACCGACGCTGACCTCGACCCCGACAGCCAGGACGGCCAGCTCATCGCCGTCTTCGCCCAGGCCATCTACGACACCAACATGCTCGCCGTCGCGGTGTTCCAGGCGTACTCGCCCACCTACGCCCAGGGCGCTGGACTGTCCAGCGTGGTCAAGATCAACGGCATCCGCCGCGACGTGGCCACCGCCTCGACGGTACCGGTGACGCTGACCGGCACCTACGGCACGCCGGTGGTCGGCGCGCTCATCGGTGACAGCCTCAACTTGAACACTCAGTGGTCGATCCCGAACGTGACCATCGGCGAGGGTGGCACGGTCGACACCACAGCCACATCCACAGCGGACGGCGCGGTGACCGCCGGCGCCGGCACGCTGACCGAGATACTGACCCCGATCGCCGGCTGGCAGGAGGTGACCAACACCGCGGCCGCGACCGTCGGCGCGCCCGTGGAGACCGACGCGGCGCTCCGCCAGCGCCAGTCGCGGTCGACGGCGCTGCCGGCGCAGACGCCTCTGGAGAGCATCTACGCTAACGTGGCCGACGTGGTCGGCGTCGAGCGGCTCAAGGTCTATGAGAACGACACGGACGTGACCGACGCGCTCGGCATCCCGAGCCACTCCATCTGTGCAGTCGTCGAGGGCGGCGTCGCTCAGGACATCTGTGCTGCCATTGCCGCGAAGAAGAGCCCCGGCACCGGGACCTACGGAACGACGACCGTGATCGTGATCGACCAGAATGGCGTCCCGGACACGATAGACTACTTCGTGCTCCAGGACGTACCGGTCACAGTCAGCGTCGTGGTTGAGCCGCTCGCCGGCTGGGTGACCTCGACGGAGGCATTGATCCAGCAGGCTGTGGCCGGCTGGCTCAACTCGCTCGACATCGGTGTCGTCGACTACCTCAACAAGCTGTGGGCGCCGGCCAACCTCAACGGCGACGTGACGCTCGCTGCGGTCAACGCCTACCTCACGGCCCAGGGTCAGACCCCAGTGACGCAGCCACAGCTCGACGCGCTGTCGGCCACGTACAACGTGACGGCGATCACCCAGGGCGTCACTGGGGCCGCGCTGGTGGCGGCGGACGTGCCGATTGCGTTCAACCAGGCGGCCCAGGGCATGGCGGCCAGCGTCAACGTCGCGGCGGCGTAAGTGACTTACATAGAGAACTGGGATTCTGGCCTCCCGGGGGCCTTCTGGGATTCGAACCTCCAGTGGGACGTCTCGGTGGGGCCGTCGCCCGGCGACGTCGACCCGTACCTGAGGCTGATAACGTCTGAGCATCGCGACAAGCCGAAGTTCACGGCGATGGTGGCCGCGCTGGTGCAGCCACTCGCGGACCTCCAGGTGCTGCTCGCCGGCATGCCGGGGCTGTACGACCTCGACGCCTGCGTCGGGCAGCAGGAGGACACGACCGGGCAGTGGATCGGCATCACGCGCAACGTGACAGTGCCGCTGACCTACCCGTTCTTCAGCTGGAGCGTCTCCGGCCTCGGCTGGGGCCAGGCAGACTGGATCTCCAGCGTCGACGCCACGCAGCTCGTGACGCTTTCGGACGCCGCCTACCGCACGCTCCTGTACGCCAAGGTGGCAGCGAACCAGTGGGACGGCACCGTCCCGGGGGCCTACGCTGTCTACGCCACGGTGTTCTCCGGCACCGGCACCGGCGTCCTAATCCAGGACTACGGCGACATGCACATGGCGCTAGCGCTGACTGGGCCGGTCCCCGACGCGGTGACGCTGTCTCTGTTCGTCAACGGCTACCTCGACCTGAAGCCGGCCGGGGTGCGAATAGACGCCTACTACGCGCCGGCCGAGGCGGACGTGCCGTACTTCGGCTGGGGCACCGAGGGCTCCGGCCTAGCGGGCTGGGGCGTCGGATACTGGGGCACGCGGTACGCAGGGAGCTAGGACGACCATGACGCTGAAGGTGTGGAGGACTACCAGGCACCGGTACCTCGCGGAGTGCGACGCGTGCGGCTCGCGTGGCACCCCCGGGAGGGTCGAGGTGACCGCGCGGGTGGACCCGGGGAGCGAGGCCGCGCGGGCCGCCGTGCTCGCCGAGGCGCAGAGGACGCGCCTGGCTTACGAGGCCGAGCTGCGGGGGATAGCCAACCTCCAAAGGTCGGGGAAGCTGAAGCCCGCGGACGCGGGGCCGAGGATCAAGGCACGGGCAACCAAGCACGCCGCCGACCTCCGCGACGCCCTGGCTCAGTTACCGGAGCTGAATGACGGCGTCGTCGAGACGGTCGCGCGCTGCCCGTGGTGCGGGGACGCGGCGGACGCGACGGTGCAGAGACTCGCGGAGGGCGCGCACGAGCCCCCGCACTGGACGAAGGGAGCTGCGTGACATGGCACTTGAGGTGGACTACGTCCCGTGGGCGACCGGGGGCGGCGCCAACGTCTACGCCCCGGACGTCTATCAGGCGCTCGGCATCTTGGAGACCGGAGTCGAGCCGGGCCTCGCCGACCCGCAGGCCGCGAACACGACCTGGCGGCTCGCCAGCATGGTTGCGGCGGCGGTGGCCAACTTCATATCGCAGCAGCTCGGCGTCGCGATCCTCGACGACGGCAACCTGACCACCTTGATCGCGAACTTTACCGCCGCGGTGGCGGTCGCGTCGAACGTGAAACCGGGGCGCATCGTCACGTCGAGCGTGGCGCTCAATATGTTGTCGGCAGATTACGCGATCGGGCTCAACAGGAGCGTGGGCGTGGCCGCGCAAGTCGTCAACCTGCCCACCGTCGCCAACGGCCTCCAGGTTAACCAGGAGTTCCGCGTCGACGACCTTGGGTCCAACTTCGCCCAGTACCCCGTGGCGTGGACCGTACCGGCGGGGCACAGCCTCCCGGGGGGCCTGGCCGACTGGCCACTCAACGTCAACGGGGGCTCGTGGATAGCCCACTACTACGGTTCTAGCATCTGGGGGATCGCGCGATGCGCCGCCTAGCCACGCTCATACTCGCACTCTGGCTCGTCATCGGGGCGCTCGCCGCGCCCGCTCGCGCCCAGCTCAGCGCGGCGGACACCGCTGCCGGTGCGCCTCAGGCCGGCAGCACCGCCAACGCGCTGATCTTGCTGGTCGGCGTCGTGAGGTCGATGAACGACCTGCTGTACGTGCCGGTTCGTCTGCTGCCGTCGTCGACCAACACGTCTGCCACAGTGACCGTGGCGATCACCAACGGCGCCACCACGTTCACCGCCTACGCGGTCAAGCGCGCGTCGGGCGGCCTACTGGTCAATCCTGCGGTCGGTGATCTTGGCGCCGGAGTCGTGGCGGAGATCGTGTGGGACGGCACCGAGTTCGTGTTGGTTAACCCGGCGACTTTGTCGCTGGCTCTGGCTGACCAGACGGTCAGCGGGGGGGCCAACGTCACGTCTCTCAGCCTGGGGACCGTTAGCACTGGCTCTCTGACCGTCGATTGTGGCGCGCGGCCGCTTCAGTACCTGACCAACGGCGGTTCGTTCACACTGGTGGCACCGGCCCACGACGGCTCGTGCATCATTCAGGTCACCAACAACGCCAGCGCCGGCACCATATCGTTCTCGGGCTTTACCGTGAACTCTAGCTACACGGGGGGCGCCCTGAACACGACCAACACCAACAAGTTCATGATCTCAATCACCGAGGTCAACGGCTCCGCGACCTACGTGACCATCCCGCAGCAGTGACATGAGTCAGCTCCTCCGCCTGACAGTTCTGGCTCTCTGCCTGCAGGTCGCCACGGCGATCGCGCAGGTGGGGCCGTTCCCCGCGGTGGTGCCGCTGCCGTTCGCTGCCACCAAGGTGGCGCTGACGCAGACCGTGCCGTCGTCGTACTCGGTGGCGGAGAACGGCAGCGTCAACCTGTCGGGGATCTCGGTGGGGACCGTGCCCCCCGGCAGCGACTCGCTGTCGATGGTGCTGACCGTCAACCACGGCACATTCAGCGGCGTCAGTGGCTCCGGCACAGGGACGGAGACGCTTACTGGAACGGCGACGACCATCAACGCGAAGCTCGCTAGCTCTGCGTACATGACCTATTCGCCGAC